ACTAGCCCTGTTGGCTAGTCACCTTATGTTGAACATGTTGTTCAATTCCATGATAGTATGTCAAGCGGCTATACGCCTTTTGGGACGGATCGCGGAGGTACAGAACAAGTGTTCTGCGCTTCCGAGAATGGTGTGAATAGTAAGACTCTTACCTTCGAATCCCTAGATCTCGATCTAGGTTTTGAAGTTATGAAGTCCGATGACTCACCCCAGCACAAGAACAAAGCCTGTCAACATTATCGTCGACAGGTTCAGCCTGGTGTAGGAGGAACAACTGTGAGTGTCGCACTCGATTCATTCGAGTACGGTCACTGTCATTGTTCGCTCCCTCGTCTATACGCGTCTAGCACCTTCGGTCCTATTCATGCTCCGTTTAACGGACTGAATAGTCACTACGGGGAGTCTACAGGTATAATACCTGAGCCTCCTAATTTGGCTACCTGGAAGCAAAGAGCGTTAAGCTCAATGATGCCAGAAGTCAAGTCACAGTTGTCTTTAGTCAATTCTATAATTGAACTTAAAGACTTCCACTCGTATGTTAAAGTCGCCAAAAACCTTTGGAGATGGGTCGATAAAAGTATCGGCACAAATCCTTTGAGGAATTGGCGAAAGTACACGAAGGGGAGTGATGCTTACCTCCAATGGAAGTTTAACATCGCACCACTCATATCTGACATATGCGGCATCCATGCCGCATTATCCAGAAGCCAGAAACGTTTGAACGATCTGACTTCTCGGAACGGTAAGAGACAAACGAGACATTGGTCTCATTCGTTTCAAGAAGAGTACGCCTATATGGATCATACTGACGGACCTTGGTACAACGTGGATACTTTACCGTTTCCACTTGTTACCATGGACGCTCGTATGGAACGTTCGGTGTACACTTCTCTTACCGAGGTTCATATCATGTTGGATTTCAGTATTCTGATATCCCAATATGAGATCGAGAATGCACGGTTGCTAGCACTTCTAGATGAACTCGGGGTTAACCTTAACCCTTCGATCATTTGGAATGCTATTCCATACTCCTTCATCGTAGACTGGGTATTCAAGGTTGGAAAATACCTTGAACAGTTTCAGATGAAGAACCTCGAACCTCAGATAAACATACATCAGGGGCTCTGGTCTGTCAAACGCAAACGGATAACTACGCTTCGAGTGAGAACTCGAAACCGTGGTATTCCGGGAGCGGCTGGCGGAACCAACCTCGTATCAAAGGTATTCGAAGATTCCTATCGTAGGGATCTTTTTATGCCTTCAAGTAACTCACTAGAAGTGAGTGGGCTGAACTCTTCCGAGTTTAGTCTAGGTGCCGCGTTAATCCACGCGAGACGTAGGCGCCATTAACCCTGGAGTTATATAACTCTATGTCCCAGGCCCATTGACCTGGATCACGAAGCATGCTGGCAAATACATTAAACACCAACGAAGTAAAGAACAGTGCTGGTACGGAAGTTGAATTCTCCCGCATCAGCACTAACGACCGCGAGACGGTGTTCGCTCAAATTAGCGAATCCCCGTCTGCCCCTCACCGCCTCTCGATTAAACATCAAGAGACCGGCAAGGGCATCAACTTGCGTCGCCGTTCGCTCGTTCGTTTCGACAAAACTGTCGTTTCGACCGTCGATTCGGCTACGCCTGTTGTCATCTCTGCTTACGCTGTTCTTGACACCCCTGTGGGTGCCCTGACGGCGAATACTGAGATGAAGAACGTGCTCGCAGAGCTCATGTCGTTTCTCGCCTCACTTGGGGCGTCTACGACAATTCTCTACGATAACACGGGCAATGGCGCCGTAGCTTTGATTGAAGGCGGACTCTAAGTCCGTCTGCAGTCATTGCTGTTCTTCTAAGTGTTAATCTCGCATCCACGGGAACCGGTCGTATTTGACTTTGCTTGAGAGAACACTGTGTGATCCGAAATAAAATTCGTCTCATTCAGTTTTCTTCTTTCATCGTCATCTACCTCAGGTCCCTCTTTAGTTGCGAGTACCACACACTAGTATGGTAGTTCCTCCCGACATTACGTCCTTTTGACCGTCCCCTGAACGAGATAAAACTCGTTCAGTTTACAGTCATAGTGAACGTAACATCGCCATTCCTCGGTGGAGGGGCTGACAATCTGACTTCACCATCTTTTCCAACTTGGATTAGACATGAAGTCACTTGTTCCCCTTCACCGTAAATGGCTTGTCGGAGTGCCTGAAGATCCTCTAAAGGTGTCGCTAAGGAAAAGAGCAACTCGCACGAAAACGTGCGTTTTGTTCCGTTCTTGATCGACTTCTCAAAGGTCTTCTTATCTTTTCTTGTCATAATGATATGAATGGATAGAACTATCGTATACGATCAGTCTAGATCGTTGGGTTGTATGCATGCTCTAGGAAGTTACACCATATGGGTAACGTTAAGAGCCTAGATGAAATAATACTCATCCGCACACTTCTCAACGACGTTCAACGTCGCAATGGAACTGTGTTCAACAGTCGGGCCCTACGTCTCACGCTTCAGAAGCTTGAGAGCAGAGCACGAGCAGAAGGTTTGGGTTTTCTCACGAAAACCCTCCCTAAGCTAGGCAAGGCCTTTGATAAGGCTCTTGCCGGAGATACAAGTCTAAACGCTATACAACTTGGGTTCAAACCCTTAGTTGATAGTAAACTTCCGAGGTTTCTCGGTGAGTTTATTAGCCTTGTTCTCGATAGCCAAGGAAGACTCCTTCCGCACCCGTGCGCAAACTGCGTCAGAATCGTAAGAGAAATTTGTTACTTGTTTTACAAGTACAAGCTCCCCTACACCAGTGAACAAGAACAACAAGTCACGTCTAAGTTTGAAAAAACAGAGACTGATCTATCGAACCTGTCTACTCTTTTTCGAGAACTCGAAAAAGCTGTTGCAGTTAATACGCCTACTCGTCGACGCCGTCCTGGCGTTCTTCAAGTAGACGTCTTACGCGAAGCAAGATATCTTTTGCAAGATCTCTTTGCTTTCTTTGACCCAACTGATATTCGTCCTAGACATGGACCCGGAGTTGTTGCTACCAAGCAACAGCTTTGGGGTAAATATCTCTGGACGAACGTCAGTAGTCGGATCACTGACATGTGGCCACTTGACGCATATTTCTATGCGTCTTTGACCCATGTTTGCGATCGTCTTGATACTCTCGCGAGTATCACTACGACCGATCATTCGGCCAAGGTTATCCTTGTACCGAAGGATTCACGCGGGCCTCGTCTCATATCTTGCGAACCCATTGATTTTCAATGGATACAACAAGGTTTAGGACGGGCCGTCGTACAGTTAGTGGAGCGACACCCCTTAACAAGGGATAATGTACGCTTCACCGATCAAGAACCCAACCGCATGGGAGCCTTAGCTGGCTCTGCAAACGGAAGGTACGCGACCTTAGACCTCAACGAGGCCTCTGATCGCGTTTCACTTGATCTGGTTCGTCTGCTGTTTCCCGATTGGCTTGTGCCATATCTCGAGGCAAGCAGAAGTCACTCGACTGAGCTGCCGGACGGAAGGATCATTAAACTCCATAAGTATGCACCGATGGGAAGCAGTCTCTGCTTTCCTATCTTAGCGCTTACAATATGGTCGATCCTTACGGCGTCAGCTCCTGACGCGTATACGCGAGAGCGCATATACGTGTATGGCGATGATGTGATAGTCCCAACGGCTCACGCCGCGAACGCTATCGAACAACTCGAATCGTTTGGTTTAAAAGTAAACCGCGATAAGAGTTGCATCAGTGGATTCTTTAGAGAATCGTGTGGCATGGATGCCTTCAAAGGCACCGACGTCACTCCCGTTCGCTTGCGAACGGTCTGGTCATCTACGCCTGCCGCTAGTGTCTATACGAGTTGGATAGCTTACGCTAATTCCTTCTACGATAGACATTATTACTCTACCTACGATTACATCGTAGGCGAGTTAAACGCCGTTTACGGCGCTATCCCGGACGACAGCATGTTTGTAACATGTCCTCGTCTTCGAGTAATACCACATGATGCACGTTCACCTAAGAGACGCTGGAATAAGAACTTGCAAAAGTTCGAATACCGCGTCTTCGATGTGAAGTCACCTTCGATTACAAAGGATATAGATGGATGGTCCATGCTTTTGCGATATTTCGCAGAAACTGGCGCATCCGTTCTCGATCCTACCGAAGTTGACAATGTGCAACAACCTGAAGTCTTGGATATCCAAGGCTCTGGGTTCAGTGCTAGTCAGTACACCAAACGCCGAACAAGCATTCTTGTTCGCCGTTGGCGATGAGTAATAGGAC